CGAAAAAGCGCACGGCATCGTTGCGGATCTCAGTTGACCTAACTGATACAATCCCCAGCATCGGCGCTAGTCGCCTTTGTTGGGGGTTGTATGCGACGTTCTAGGGTTGGAGAGATTCAGGACAGGTTTTGGGGCCGAGTTGAGATTGGTTCGCCAGACTCATGTTGGGAGTGGATTGGAACCATGCACGGAAGTGGTTATGGGGTCATCTCCGGCAAGCTGTATGGAACTCATGTCGGAAAGATTCTGAGCCATAGGGCGGCATGGATCATGACTAACGGCCCGACCCCAGATGCGGCCAATACAGGGCCTCACGGTTGGGTCGTCATGCACACATGCGACAACCGCAAGTGCGTGAACCCGGCTCATTTGAGGCTTGGTCGGCAGGCGGATAACGTCGCCGACATGGACAACAAAGAGCGGCGCGTTACGGTTGTGAAGGCTGGCGCAAAACATGCGCGGGCTAAGTTGACGCCTGAGCAAGTTGCCGAGATTCTGGCAAGCGATGAAGAGCACAAGGTGCTCGCAGAGAGGTTTGGAGTCTCGATCGGCCCCATCAAGGGCGTGAGGCTCGGGAAGTCCTACCGGGAAGAAACGGGCGGCGAAAAGCGGATGCGCGACAGGTTTCGTGCGTCAGGCGAATCAAACCCAAATGCTGCTCTGACATATGAGCAGGTCAAGTTCATTCGAGAAAGTCCGTTGTCTGGCCGCGAGTTGGCGAGGCAGCTTGGCTTGTCTCAGGTCTGCGTAGCGTCAGCAAGGCGTGGCGCGACGTATGCAAATGTTGACGTTCCGATACCGCCTCCACGAGTAGGCAGGATGAGGAAGCCAACTTAACGGGCTCTAGCCCTTAACGGCCCCCCTTGGGAAACCTTGGGGGGCTTTTTGCTTTCTGGATATGGCTGAAATCAAGATTCTTGAGCAACTGGATCGCGGATACACCTACATGGCGTCTGAGGATGGGGTAACCCGTGTCGGTACTCATGTTGATGTGTCTGATGTTTCGGAGGCCGTGAAGGGTCGTCGCGGCATGGGTATGACGAGCCAAGTATTCGGCCAGCATGAAGCAAGTATCCCGATTGAAACGCTAGATGCCTGGGCCAAGAAGATCAGCAATGGGGCTTTGAACGCGTTTGATGTGGCAAGCGATGACGCTTTGCTAGACCGTTTCATTCTTGAGCATGGCTGCTTCAAGGTTCACAAGGGTTGGCAATGAACTTCGGTGAGCTGAAGTCAGCGATTGGCACGCATTACAACCATGCGACTGTAACGAGCAATGCGGCTACGTTCGTCGCTTTGGCTGAGTCTGATATTCGCCGTGATATCCGTGTTCAGGCGATGGAATCGAAGGCAACGGGCTCTATGGTTGCGGGTGTTATCACCCTCCCGGCCAACTTCATAGAGGCTCGAAACCTTGTTATTGATGGGTACTCGCTTGAGTACAAGACATCAGAGCAGTTTCAGGAAATGGAGACGGTTGGATGGGCAACGAGTGGTTCTGCTGGCCGTTATTTCACCAGGGTTGGCAACACGCTTGAAGTGTTGAATGGTGATGCGGGCTCATATTCGTTGCAGTACTACGGTGCGTTCTCTGCTTTGTCTGTCGATGCGGACACCAATTGGCTTTTGACGTATGCACCGGATGCGTACCTGTTCAAATCATTGGTTTATGCGGCGATCTTCATGAAAGATTCGGCTGCTGGTCAAGGTTATGAATCGGTTTATAAGGCCGCGAAGGACAAGACAAACTATGCCGACTACTTGAGCAAGTACAGCGGAAGCGGGCTCTCTATTCAAGCGAGCACCTACGCATGATCGAGCTACTCGGCTTCGCTCCTGACGCTGACCCCACGGTGCCGGGTGTTATCACGGACTGCGACGGGATCGTGCCCTATGAATCTGGCATGCGGGCAGCATCTACCCCTCTGGACATTGGTTATGCGGCGTTGGCTGCTGAGTGTCGCGGCTCTGGGTTGACGCGTGATCTGAACGGGAACAGTCGGCTGTTTGCTGGGACGACCTCGAACCTTTATGAAGGCTCTGGCTCTACTTGGTCCAGCGTGGGGAGTGGGTATTCGCTGGGGACGGATGATCGCTGGAAATATGCGGCGTTTGGAAGCACAGCACTTGCTGTGAGCCCTGCGGTTGCGCTTCAGCGGTCAACTGGAGCGGCGTTTTCTGCTGTTGGCGGCGCACCGAAGGCTAAGGCGATTGTGTCGGCAAAGGGCTTTGTGATGCTGCTTTGCACCGATGCCGGGGCAGATGTCTGGCACTGCTCTGAATATCTGAACGAGACAGGCTGGACGCCTTCTATTTCGACTCAGTGTGCAACTGGGAGATTGGTAGAAGGATCAGGCCCAATCACGGCAGGTTTGAGGCTTGGGGATAACGTCGTTGCCTATAAAGAGCGCGTTATCTTTGTAGGCCAATATGTCGGCGGTGATGCTGTGTGGCAGTGGTCGCCACCCATCGGTGATGTGGGTTGCATCGGGCCTGATGCAGTGGTCGATACGCCTATCGGGCATGTGTTCGCGGGGTCAGACAACATCTATGTGTTTGATGGCACCAGACCCGTACCCATTGCTACGGATGTGGTGCGTCAGTGGTGGCTAAACAACTCGTCTCCGAAGTATCGCTATCGCACCAAACTTCTTTGGGATCGGGACAACAACCTTGTGTTTGTTTTCTTCCCAACTCAGTCTTCGGCGACATGTGACCAAGCTTTGGTTTATCACGTCCTTGCCAAGAGATGGGGGAAGGTCACGATCTCGATTGAGGCGGTTCTGAACTACACATCGGGTGGGTTCACGTATGACACAGGCACACCTTTGGTGACGACCTATGACGCGACAACGAACCCTTCGGCTTCCTACGATTCGCCGTTTTGGCTTGACTCCAAATCAAGTCCTGGCGCTTTCAAGACAGACCACAAGATTTACACATTGACAGGGGACGCGACAACCTCATGGTTCACGACTGGTGACTATGGTGACGAGTCTTCAGACTTCGATTGCAATCAGTTTCGGATCAGGTACGCACAAAAGCCCAGTGCTTCGACATGCGTTGGATTGACTAGAGAATCATCGGGCGCTGCACTTGCTGCTGGATCAAGTGGCACGTTTGACGGCTCTAAATTTCCGCTCAGGCAGTGTGCTCGGTTTCATCGGTTCACTGTGACGATGAACGGAAATGCCAAAGTGACCGGGATTGATCCAAAGCTACAACAAGCAGGTGCACGGTGAGGAAGATTCCGGTCAATCCGACTTTGGCTGGTGATTCATTGAACCTTGCCAGACGCCTGACCGATCTTTGGGCTGTTCTTGCTTCCACATTGAATGAGTTGGTTGATCGCTCTGAGGTGAGCGCAACTGCTGCGCCTACTGTGGGTACTTACAAGCTGGGTGCATTTGTTCGTAACTCCAACCCTTCAGAGCTTGGAACGGCAGGTAATAAGTACATCGTTAGCGGCTGGATTTGTACGGCTGCTGGAACGCCTGGGACGTGGCTTCAGGCGCGTGTTTTGACGGGCAATTGATGGTTGAGCTGCTGACGGTTCCGGCTACCCACATTGACAGGGCGTGGCGGGATGGGGCCTTTAAGTTGGCCGAAGCATGTGACACCAGCGGAGGCGAGATCACGGGCGATCAGCTCAAGATGATTTTGAGCCGTGGTGAGCGCACTTTGGTAGCGATGCGCCGCGATGGTGAGATTGTTGGATGGGGAGCTGTGACGATTGACCAGCGGCCTAACCTGCGGGCTTTATACGTCAGTGTGATGTATGCACCTGGGGCTCATTTTGAAGACTTCTACAGCGAGTTGAGACGTTACGCCGAGGCCAATGGATGCTCAAAGGTTCGCTGTGCTGCTGGGCCATCTCAGGCAAGGCTCTACGCAAACAAGTGTGGATTTAAGCCGGTCTACACAATTCTGGAAACTGACGTATGAACCATGATCTATCGGTGTATCACGAGGATGACACAGGGCCTACTCGGTTCGGTCATCGTCGCTTGTTCAAGGGCGGGGATGGTGGTTCATCAACGACTAGCCCACAACTAGCCCCCGAGCTGAAGCCGCTTGCGAATCTGTACACCCAGCAAGCAACGCAGGTTGCCTCGACTCCTTGGCAGAGCTATACGGGTCAGCGTACTGCGGACTTGAACGGAACACAAAACAGCGCGCTCGACATGATTACGCAGCGTGCCACGAATGGCTCGCCCGTGATGGATCAGGCCAATTCAACGCTGACCAGCACCCTGCAAGGTGGACAAACAAACCCCTACCTTGATTCTCTGGTGAAGAAAGCTCAAGGGTCTGTTGTCGATACGTGGAACAACATGACCAAGCCGGCATTGGATACGGCGCAAATCAATAGTGGCTCATTTGGAAATTCTGGATTGCAGCAACGGCAAGCTATAGAGCAGAAGGCAGCCGGCCAGCAGATGAGTGATATTGCCACTCAGATGTACGGCAATGCCTACAACACAGACCGCGCCAATCAGATGCAGGCTCTTGGATTGGCACCGACCTACGGTAATCAGGCGTACACCGATGCGGGTCAGTTGCTGAACGCTGGGAACGTGAAGCAGAACAATGCACAGAGCGCACTCGACTTTGGTTACCAGCAGTTCCAAGACCAGCAGAACGACCCTTACAAGAAATTGCAGGCTATCGGTGGTGTTCTGGGTCAGAACATGGGCTCGAAGACTGAGCAAACCGGGGGTGGCAAATGAGCTACCTAGGCAACGTTCTCAAGTTCGAGATGTTCAACGGCAAGAACATGCTGAAGAACGCATGGAACAACCCAGACCAAATGCTTTTGGGTGCTGCCGATCCTTTCTCGGCTCGTGTGTGGTCAACGATCACTGGCAAGGATTACAAGCCCATCGTGGATCAAATGGGCGGCGCGACTCAAGACACCTATCGCAAGGCCGATGCAGCGGGTCTTGATACGCATGATGGGCGGCAGGTTCAAAACCTTGCGCATGTGATCGCTGGTCTGTATGCGGGCGGGTACGGTGCAAGTGCAGCCGGTGTTGGCTCTGCTGGCGGGGTTGGTGGGTCTGGCATTCTGAGCAGTGCCTCCCCTGCGGCTACGTCTACTTCTGGGCTAACGCCACAAGCAACCACTGCTGCCCCGACATGGGCAGACAAGGCTTCAAACTTCTACGATCAAGCAAGATACAAAGTTGGCGGTCTACTCGAAGATGGTCAGGGTTACTGGAACAAGGCAACGACTGCATATGACCAGTATGGGAAGCCGATTTCCAATGGAATCAACTCTGCAAGCCAAGCAAAAGGTCTGCTATCTGGTCAGGCGCAGCAACCCGCGCAACCCGGGCAGATTGGTCGCCAAGACCCTGATTTCTCTGGTTTGCTGGCTTCTCAAGGTCAACTAGACGCACAGCGGCTGGCCGAAGAAGAGAAGCGCAAGC